CCTGCCCTTTGATGAGACCCTGGGCGAGAATGAAGTGAATTTCCTGGCCCGCCTGCGAGACCGTATCGTGAACCAAGGCATGACTGCCCTGGTGGAACAACCCGTGGAGCAGAAGCCCAACCTCCGTGAAGCTCGGGATCCGCGCATACCCTACGTGGAAGATGCGGTTTTCCAACAAGGTCTCCAGGGCGTGAAAGATGCCGTGCATACTCTCCGCCATGCCGCGGCCGACGCCCGCAAACACATAACCATCAAGTGGGATGGATCTCCTGCGGTGATATTTGGTCGCAAACCCGAAACCGGAGAATTTGTGCTCACGGACAAGGCCGGCGCCGTGGCCACGGGCTATGATGGACTGGCCACCAGCCCCCAGCAGATAGCTCAAATCATGCGGCAACGTGACAGCGATGCCGCGGCCCGGGGTAACCAAGCCGATCGAGTGGAAAAATTGCTGCCCATGTATCAAGAACTGTGGCCCTATCTAGAGCAAGCCACACCCAAAAATTTCCGGGGCTATCTCAAGGGTGATATGTTGTTTTCCAGCTCAGACCCGGTGCGCCGCGAAGCCGGCCTCTTGATTTTTCAGCCCAATAAATTTGGTGGTATAGTATATCGCATACCCGAAAACAGCCCATTGGGCCAACAGATACTACAGTCCAAGATAGGTCTGGCAGTACATACAGCCATGGAAGACCCCACTGCGGCCGAACAGCCCGAACCCAGACCACAACGTTATCTCAAACCAGTACCGGGTCTCATGATCACAGCAGCTACCGTGGACAATCTTGAAAATCTACGTATAGATCCCCAGCTCGTGTCTGAACTGCGAGACATGACCTCGGGCACAAATGCCCAGGCCCTGAAGAGTCTGCTGAATCCCCAAGAATTAAGCAGTTGGCAGCTCACAGACATACCGCGATTGCTGGTAGAGTTTATCAACAGTCTCAAGGGTACCGATTATACTGGCGCTACACCCCGGGCTTTTATCGAATGGATGACCACCAAGACCACGGCCCGCAAGCAGAAAAACTTCATGGAATATCTGGGCAACCCCAAGGCCAATGCCCAGGGTCTCAGCGTGGCCTTTGCCATATGGCACCTGTTACATGCTGTCAAACAGGATCTACAGCATCAGCTGGATCTACAGCAGCCCGGGCAAGAAGGCTGGGTCATAGCAGGACCTCGGGGTCGTTACAAGATAGTGAGTCGCACCCCGGGCGGTTTTGCGGCCAGGAAAAAGGCCTCTAAAGAGTGATTTTTTGGCGATCTCATAAATAAAAGTAGGGTCTGAGACCCATATAAATTAGGAGAAACAAAATGGCATATTTCAATCCTGTCAATGGCGATAGCCAACCAGTATTTGCGCTTGATACTCGCAATGGTCCCGTTGCCCCTTCGACTTCACTGGCTGGTCAGCCAGTTCAACCCGCAGGTCCCAAGCTGGACTTCTTCCGTGCAGTGGCCAACACCAGCATCAATGGTGAAGGTGGTGTGCGTGAATACGTGGCCAACGTTATCCAGGCCATCCAGCAGACCTCTACAGTGGCCATGTACCAGGTAGACGGAACTGCTCTGTCAGTGGCTCTCTATCCGGTTGGTGCTTTCGCTGATGCGACCGAGTTTTTGGCCGCAGCAAACATCACCTACACAGGTTTCCAACTCAACAGTGCAACCGCAAACGGTTTCAAGTTGAGCGCCTAAGCTAGGTAAAGTGTCGAAAAACCCAGGAATAAAATCCTGGGTTTTTCTTTGCCGTAAATATCGGCACAATGAAGATCTTGGTCAAGACACTGTTTGATTGCAGCAACACCGGTACCACGGGCAACTTTCGCCAGGATCGTCTGCCCTTTCGTGACCACATCAATAATCTCATAGCTGATCGAGAGTCCTGGAATCGATCACGCAATCAGCAGCGCAACTGGGAAACTCTACTACAGGTCCTGGGCTTAAGGTGCCAGTTAGAAAATGTCACTAATACGGTATATCGCGAGGGTGCATGGCAGTTTGACTTTGAAGTGGAAAATGCCCAGGTATTTGGTGCCGATGGTGCTCTAGATTTACTGTTACAAGACTGCGAAGCTGTGCCCATGCTGCATATCACCAACGAGCGCGAAGTGTCCACAGCGGTGTTGATCACGCAGGGCCAAAATCAAAATATTTGGTTTCAATCACTAAATACTTGACCATGAGTGATACCACTGATATCGAAAAAAAGAGTCTAGAAGCACATGTGGAACTGTGTGCGGAACGCTATCGTTTTCTCGAAGAGAAAATCGTGCAGGTGGAAGAAAGTATTTCGAGCGTGGAAAACACACTGTGTACGGTGCATCAGCTGATACAAAAAATCAGCGAAAAACGCAATGATCAGATCATTGCCTGGGGCCTGGGTATCATGGCTGTGATGTTGGGTATCATAGGGTGGTTGGCCAGCAAGGTTATCTAGATGACCCGTGAGCAAAAACTACATCGTTGGGCTCAACGCGAACTTACTCTGCACTTGAATGATCTTATACTGGACGATTGGCAGGGCGGCATATTGGCGTTTGGACGCTATGAAATACAGTCCAGCGATCAGGAGTTTGTAGTTACCCGAGATAACGAATTACAGGGCAAATTCACAACACGTAGAGTGGCTCTCAGCTGGTGCGTGGCCGACAACAAACACATCTGGGATCTTAGACAGCGTATCGCAGTGTTGGATCAACAGCGTCATAGGCTCAATCAAGACATCAACACAAGAAAACAGGCGCAATCACGGATACAAGATGGGTTTAGAAAAAATCTAGTAGAGGACAAGCTACAAAACCGTCATTATCAGTTGGCCAACACCAATTTTGAGTTAGAAAAATGTCTAGCTCGAGCTAAATACCTACAACTTCGGGGATCACAAAATGAAACTGCAAGAACTCGCACAGCCTAAACAATCTCGCACTATTGCTGAGGTATTTGAAAGTTATTTCAACGATCATGTCACAGTGGATCGTTTTACCGCGAGTCAAGCTCGCCGCATGCTAGGCAAGGTACGTGCCGTGCTGTCTGAACAACGTCAACAGACTTCACGTCACAACAGTCATCAAAATGCCAGTTACATGAAACTGGTGATGCTGGAACAGATGCTGGCAACCAAGTTAGAAGAATTGGCTCCGCCGCCCGCACAACAGCCTACTGCTCCGGCCGCCACACAGAAACCTGCCACCACAAACATCGATCCCAACAAACTCAAGGCAGCCCAGGACAAGCTCGCCAAGGGTCAGACTCTGACCAACGATGAGCAGAGTCTCATAAACACCGCAGCAGCCAACCAACAAAAGATGCAGGAAGCTCGTTTGCGTCGCGCCATGCGTACCTTGAAGGAAAGCGAAGTTCAACAGGCCCAGGTGGTTCTGGCTGCGCAAGATCTAGTAGACAGTTTGCAAGGCATGATCGAAGATGCCACTGAGATGCAGTACAAAGAATTGCCTGCTCTGGTAGGCAGTATCCGTGATCAAGTGGGACAAGATCAATCCAATCAGTTCAATACTGATGCAACCGCGGCCCTGAGTGGTCTGGTACAATCGTTACAGACAGCCAAACAACAGATGGATCAGGCTCTTGGGGTGGTCACTGGTCAAGCACCGGCCATGCCCGGCGGTGATCTAGGTGCTGCTCCGGGAGCACCAGCAGTACCTGGCGCAGAACCGGCCATGCCCGGCGCCGAACTACCGCCCCAGGATGATGCCGAAGCCATGCCCGAGCCTGAAGAACCAGCAGGATCAGCCGGGGCACTGGGACGTGAGCGTCGCTGATGCCCGCGGCCGGCGACAACAATCTGGGATTGAATAATCTAGGACGTTTGGTTGGACTCGTGGAGTTTCTCGCGGGCAAAAGCAAACAGCCCATCAGTAAAAAATCTCTCTTGATCTTGGCGCAACGATTGGGCATCAATCTTACCAGCAGCAATCTCAGTGCTGCTTTACAGCAGGAACCTCTAGTGAACCTGTTTGAACCCGAAGACCCCCAGAGCGATGTCTTGGTCTACAAAGGTGAAGAGCAGGCACCTGCTGGCATGCCCGTGGACCAGGCCCAGCAGGTGGTGGCCAAAATGGCCAAACGTGCCAATCCCTTGTCCTGATCTATCGCGCCAGACTGGTTGTAGCTTGATGATCAAGCTGTTATAATGGTCACATGACCCAAATCAATTGGCATCAAAGATTCCTAGATCTAGCACAATACATATCTACCTGGAGCAAAGATCCTAGTACCCAAGTGGGTGCTGTGATCGTAGATGATCAACGGCGTATCGTCAGCACCGGCTATAATGGATTCCCACGTGGTGTCGCGGATTGGCCTTCGCGTCTGGACAATCGCGATGTCAAGTACGAAATGATCGTGCATGGCGAAATCAATGCCATACTATTTGCCAACCAGAGTGTGCACGGATGCACTCTTTACACATGGCCTTTCATGCCCTGTAGCCGTTGTGCTGCCATCGTGATACAGAGCGGTATCCGGACTGTGGTGGCACCCCACAACGATAATCCACGTTGGCAAACCAGTTTTCAGTTGACCGAGCAGATGTTCAGCGAAGCTGGCGTACGTTTGATCGTGACAGGCGGGCCCGATGTACGTTGAACGCTTTCAGTACCAGCCCATACCCAAAGTCAATGCGGGTGGCCAGAGATATTATGCCACGCCCGATGGACGACGCCTGCCCAGCGTGACCACGATCCTGGATCGTACCAAGACCGAGGAATCCAAAGAAGTCCTGTCCCGATGGCGAGCCCGGATGGGCGCACAGCGAGCGCAGCAGATCACCACAGAAGCTGCCAATCGTGGCACTCGCATGCACACCTATCTAGAACGCTATATCCGCAATGGTACCCTTGAAGCACGACCCTCCAATCCCTTTGCCTGGCCCAGTCATGCCATGGCCCAGGTGGTAATTGAACAGGGCTTGAGAAATGTATCCGAAATCTGGGGTGTAGAAATACCTCTGTATTTCCCCAACATCTATGCGGGTACCACGGATGGCGTGGGCATACATCTGGCCAGTGAAACCATACTGGACTACAAGCAGACCAATCGGCCCAAAAAACGCGAGTGGATCGATGACTATTTCATGCAGCTCACGGCCTATGCCGAAGCCCACAACGAAGTGTATGGCACCAATATCCGCAAGGGTGTGGTCTTGATGTGTGTCAAACCCGAACTAGATGCGCAAAACAACATCATTTCCCAGCCGCAATATCAGGAATTTTGCCTGGAGGGCGACGAGTTTGAACGCTATCGACAGGCCTGGTGGGGTCGCGTGGAGCAGTATTATCGGCTAAATATGTGATAGCCTAAAGGATATCACAGTGCCTATAGTACAGATTTCACGAATCACGCAGCGCAAAGGGCTGCAAGAAGACCTACCACAACCCTTGGCCAGTGCCGAACTGGGTTGGTCCACAGATCAGCGCCGGCTGTTTATCGGCAATGGTACCGTGGAAGAGGGCGCACCGGTCGTGGGCAATACCGAGATTCTCACGGAATTTTCGGATCTCCTGGCTTTCAATACCGGCTATACCTACAAGGGTCTGGCTCCGGGTTATCAGGCACAGACCGGGGCCACTCCTGGCACATCAATCACGCAGAGTCTCCAGAGTCGCTTGGACAGCTATGCGGTGGTCACCGACTTTGGTGCCACAGGCGACGGAGTGACCGACGACACCGCGGCCATCAATCGAGCTCTCTATCAACTGTACTGTGTGCAGGTGAATCCTCAGATACGACGCAGTCTTTATTTTCCAGCCGGCGTGTACAAAATTACCGACACCATCCTGATACCACCCTATGCGCATCTTTATGGCGATGGCGCTGCGGCCAGTATCATACGGTTTGCAGTGGATTACTGGGTATCAGGCACAGCCTACGCTCAAAATATCTTGGTAAAAAATGTAGCAGGTGCGGTCTTGACCTACTATCGTGCCATCGTGGATGTACCGGCCCTGGTAAACGGTTCGCCCATACTGTTGTCGGATACCAATTATTGGCAAAGCACTAGCTTGCCCAGTTATGCGTTCAACACCACTGACAGTCAACAACAGACTGGTAGTAACATTGGCTTGAATGGTGCAGTGACTCCGCAGAGTATCCAGATTGACGGTATGAATTGGGCCACAGCCGAATATGATGAAGGTACTTCACTCTCGCACAATCTCATGGTGTTGGATCGTGTGACCGACAGCAGTTTCAATTCTGTGGGATTTGAAGGACCTTTGGGAGTCTCTTCGCTCACTGACAACACTGAAGACATCAGCTTGGTCTCGGTGGCTAGCACCACAAGCTTACCGGTTCGCGCGATAACATTTGATCAATGTTTCTTTAGATCGGCCACTTGGGCTGTGAATACTGCGCAATTGACCCAGGGCATCACGATCAGCAACTGCGATTTTGATACCTTGTATCAGGGCGTGGTTCTGGGCAGCGCCGTGCCGGTTAACGGTGGACCCACCGGCGTAAGGATTTTGCACAACAATTTTGACAACATCTATGCGGAAGCCGTGATCATTGATACCTGCAGTCTCAATGCTACCGGTCACAACATCTTCTATGATGTGGCCAATCACTTCAACGGTACTGCTAATCCGTCTACGTCTGTGATCAAGATCAATGCCAACAACAACATCAGCGTTGGTGACATGTTCCAGCGCACCGATTCCTATGCCACTACCTATCCGCGCATACAGCTCTACGACATCACTACCAGTTCGGTACCGGTCAGCATCGCGTTTACCAATGGTGCTTCCATGCAGATGGGTTCGTGGCAGCGCAAATCCGGTCAGCAGACAGCCATAGTAAATGGCGCTACCAATCAGACTCTGTTTACAGTGAATTCTGACCAACCGGTCAGTGCAGGTGGCTATACCAGTTTCCGCATGGACTATACCCTGTATCGTGACACTGCGGCCACGCATGGAGTAAGAACCGGTACCCTGCTGGTTTGCGGTTCACCCGGTAACGACAGCGCAGGTGAAGTGATAGTTTATACCGATGACTACAACGAAAATGAAAATTGTGATGTGGTATTATCGGTGAGCGAAAACGGCAGTGATTTGATCACGGTCAGTTACAGCGCAGCCAGTACCGGTTACAACGGTACCATCTATTATAGTCTATCATCCGTGGGTTGATTTGATACACGATTACCAAACGGGATTGACCTCGTGGAATCACCTACGACAATCCTTGCAAAACTGCTCTAGTGAGGCAGCTCTAGCCCAAATCAATGCCTGGTGGTTCCAGCGCGCCTGGTGTGCTTATCTGCTGCACTGGGATGATCTAGCACAATGGCCAGATCCCTGGCAACTATTGGAAGAACCCCGCCTATGCTCACTCGCTCGCGGACTGGGTATCATGTATACTTTAGCCATGCTGGATCGCGAAGATTTCAACGATGCACGATTAACCGAGCGGGCCGATAACAATTTAGTCCTGGTGCACAAAGAAAAATACATATTGAATTGGTACCCGGATCAGATAGTAAATATCAACCCTGGTAGCTCAAATCATGCGCATCACCAGTTCACGCTGGTACAAGCACGACAAAAAATAAGATAGGCAAAAATGAAAAGTATCACTGTAATCAAACGCGACGGCAAACGCGAACCCCTGAGTTTAGAAAAATGGCAATCGCAGATCGCCAAGGTATGTCAAGGTATCGCAGATGTGAGCCAGAGCATGATCGAAATCAAGGCCCAGCTGCATTTTTATGATGGTATCACCACTGAAGAAATAGATGGAATCACTCTGCGAGCCACAGTGGATCTCATTGATGTGGAAACCAATCCCGATGTGGGGCACATCAACTATCAGTATGTGGCCGGCAAGCAACGACTCAGTATGCTGCGTAAAGATGTGTATGGTCAATATGAAGTACCCCCTCTCTTGGACATAGTGAAACGCAATGTAGAGGTGGGGCTGTACACGCCCGATCTTTTGACCTGGTATAGCGAGGAAGAATGGGCTCGCATGGATGACATCATTGACCATGAAAAGGACGAGGCCTACAGTTATGCTGCTGTGGAACAGCTGATTGAGAAGTATCTGGTGCGAAATCGTGCTACCAAGCAGATCTACGAAACTCCCCAGGTCCGCTACATGGTGGCTGCTGCCACTGTGATGCATGCCGAACCCGCAGCATCTCGCATGAAATTGATCAAGGAGTACTATAATGCGGCCAGCGATGGTTTGTTTACTCTTGCTACACCTGTATTGGCTGGTTTGGGTACTCCCACTAAACAATTTTCATCTTGTGTTCTTATTCGCTCCGACGACGATCTGGACAGTATTTTTGCTTCGGGGGAGATGATGGCCAAGTATGCCAGCAAACGCGCCGGCATTGGACTGGAAGTGGGTCGCTTGCGCCCCTTGGGATCGCCCATACGCGGTGGCGAGATCATGCATACCGGCATGGTGCCCTTTCTCAAGAAATGGTTTGGAGATCTGCGATCCTGCAGCCAAGGAGGTATCCGCAATGCGTCGGCCACGGTGTTCTATCCCATCTGGCATCATCAATTTGACGATCTCATCGTGCTCAAGAACAATCAGGGAACCGATGAAACCCGAGTGCGTCATATGGATTATGGTGTCGTGCTCAATGCTTTCTTTTGGCGCCGATTTCGTAACCGAGAAAACATAACCTTCTTTGACCCCAACGAAGTGCCTGATCTCTACGAAGCTTTCTATCGCGACACCCAGCGGTTTGAAGAACTTTATGTGAAATACGAAAAGAAACGAGATCTGCGCCGGAAGGTCATGAGCGCAGAAGAAGTGTTCAAGGGCGGTATACTCAAGGAACGTACCGATACCGGTCGCATCTACTTGGTATTCATCGACAATGTCATGAACCAAGGTCCGTTTGATCCCGAATATCACACCATATATCAGAGCAATCTCTGTTGCGAGATCCTCTTACCTACACGACCTTTCAAAAGACTGGACGATCCGCAGGGCCGAATCGCTCTTTGCACCTTGGGGTCGATTAACTGGGGTGCCTTCCGCAATCCCGAAGACATGCGCCGCGCTTGCCGGGTGTTGCATCGCAGCCTGTGCAATATACTGGACTATCAGGATTTCTTGAGCATCCAGAGTCGCACCAGCAATGAAGAAATTTCGCCCCTGGGCATAGGCATCACCAATCTGGCCTATTGGCATGCCAAACGCAACCTCGAATACGGGAATCAGGATGCCCTAGCCGAAGTCAAGAGCTGGATGGAACACCAGGCCTACTATCTCACCGAAGCCACAGTGGAACTGGCCCAGGAACGTGGGCCCTGTCGAGATTGGCAGCACACCCGTTATGGTCGGGGTGAATTTCCCTGGGAACGCAGAGCTGCCGGGGCCAACGAACTCACCGATTTTGAGCCCGAGCTGGACTGGGAGCCCTTGCGTGAACGCATGCGTCAGCATGGGGTACGCAATGCTACCTTGATGGCCATCGCTCCTGTAGAATCCAGTTCGGTAGTGATCAACAGCACCAATGGCATAGAAATGCCCATGAATCTGATCTCTACCAAGGAAAGCAAGGCCGGTAGTCTGGTGCAGGTGGTACCAGACTACCAAAGACTAAAGAATCGCTATCAGTTGATGTGGGATCAAACTGACTGTGTGGGTTATCTCCGAACCGCCGCGGTGTTGGCAGCCTATGTGGATCAGAGCATCAGTACCAATACTTTCTATAATCCAGCACATTTTGCCGATCGCAAGGTTCCTACTACCTTGATCGCCCGCAATCTCATGCTGGCACATCACTGGGGGATCAAGACCTTTTACTACAGTCTCATCAACAAACAGGGTGTCAAGGCCGAGTTTGAAGAACCCGTGGGGGCTGTAGAGGATGTGATAGCGAGCGAGGACGACTGCGAGGCCTGCAAACTTTAAGGACTGCCATGAGCAAAGCACAATACAATCTCCGAACCGACACCAACTATCTCAAACGTCAGATGTTCTTGGATCCACAGGGTCCTGTGACCATACAGCGATTTGAAGAATTCCGCTATCCCAAGATCGCCAAGTTTGAAGAGATGGCGCGAGGCTTTTTCTGGATACCTGAAGAAGTCAATCTTACCAAGGATTCGGCTGACTTCAAGGATGCTAGCGAGACTGTACGTCATATCTTTACCAGCAACCTCCTGCGCCAGACAGCCCTAGATTCGATACAGGGACGCGGCCCCACGCAGATATTCCTGCCCGTGGTCAGTGTGCCTGAACTGGAAGCTCTGTGTCTGCTATGGGGTTTCTTTGAAACCAATCTACACAGCAAGAGCTACAGTCACATCATACGCAACATCTACAACGTGCCCAAGGAAGAATTCAACAAGATACATCACACACAGCCCATTGTAGACATGGCCTCGCATATAGGCCGGTACTATGACGAACTCTACTTGATCAACTGTCGCCGTGAAATGGGCCACAAGATCGACGAGCAAGAGCATGTGCAGGCCATTTGGTTGGCCTTGCATGCCAGCTATGCCTTGGAAGCTCTGCGCTTCATGGTATCATTCGCCACCAGCTTGGCCATGGTAGAAAATCGTATCTTTATCGGTAACGGCAACATCATCAGCCTGATCCTGCAGGACGAAATACTGCATCGAGACTGGACTGCCTACATTATCAATCAGGTGGTGCGTGATGACGCTAGATTTGCCCAGGCCCAAAAAACCTGCGCAGACCAGGTCAATCAGATCTATCAGGACGTGATACGCGAAGAAAAAGAGTGGGCCGATTACCTGTTCATGAAAGGTCCCGTGATTGGTCTCAATGCTGCCATACTCAAGGACTTCATGGACTATACTGCCAGCCAGGCCCTGCGCGAGATCGGCCTACGCTACACCGAACCGGCACCGCGCACCACGCCCATACCCTGGTTCAGCAAACACACCAGTACCGACAAAAAGCAAACCGCCCTGCAAGAGAGCGAAAGTACCTCGTATGTTATCGGGGTGATGTCGGATGCCATAAATTATGATGAACTACCTCAAATCTAAAGGAGATGTATGAAAGCCATAGTATGGAGTCGAGACCGGTGTGCCTACTGCGAGCAGGCCAAGAATCTTTTGAAAAGCCAAAATATCGTCTACGAAGAACGCAATATCGATCACGGCTATAGTCGCGAGCAATTATTAGAAGCGGTACCTGGGGCTCGCACTGTGCCCCAGATTTTCTTGGACGATCGCCACATAGGCGGATTTACCGAGCTGCGTGACTATCTCCAGGGAGCGCGTGATGCAATTTGAAATCAACAGCGTATACACCGTAAAGCTGATGTCGGGCGAAGAACTAGTGGTCAAGGTCGTTGACAGCGACGCCGACACCATCACAGTAAGCGAGCCCGTGAGCGTGGCACCGGGGCCACAGGGCATGGCCTTGATGCCCAGTCTGTTTACCGCAGATCACGCACATCCCATCACCATAAATAAAAGCAGTATAGTGATGCAGGCACTGACCGATGAACCGGTTAGAATCAAATACATCGAAGCTACCACTGGTATCCGTGTACCTGAAAAGAAAATATTGATGAGCTAGTATGCCCAATGTACAGCGCCTAGGTGATCCCAACACCGCCGGAGGTATAGTTACCTCGGGTGTGGCGTCTGTGCGTGTGAATGGCCGACCCATCGTGATACCAGGCATGCCAGTAACACCACATTTCTGTTGTGGTCAGCCCGGTTGCGGTATACACTGTTCGGCTGTGACCAGCATGGGTAGCCCTAACGTACGTGCTGCGAATAGCCCGGTCATACGAACTGGAATAGATCTAGACACGTGTGGGCATGCTCGAGCGGGCGGTAGTCCCAACGTGAGAGTGAACTGATGGCTCAGAGTTCTACTACTAGTCCATTGGCGCTCACTGCGGGCCTGGGCATCTATAACAATACAGCATTCCAGGTCAATGCCGCATTTACCACAAATCGAGCCAGTTATGAAACTACCGGTCTGATCGGCAATTTGTTATTGACCATATCTGAGTCGGCTGGCAATATCTCGCTGGCAATTGGCACCAATACCCTGGCCAATCTCAAAAGCCTGGGTGCCAATGTGACCGGCAATTATCTACCGGCTCTTGGTGATAGCTTGCCCAGCAATCTCTCGGCCACTGTGGGCAATGCAGGTATCATAGCCAACGTCATGAGCAGTGCCAATACCATCATGAGCAATGCTGCGGTATTCTGCCAGGCATTCAGTGCAGCCCAGGGCTATGTGGGTCTTACCAACGCTGTTATCACCAGCGCGATCAATGCCAATCAGTATCTTGGTCCCACCTTCACCAATCAGAACAATCTCATTACTGGAGATCTCATGAGGATCAATCCAGCTTTGCCCGCTTTTGGTGAAGATTTACGAAACCTGGGTAATCTATTTGACTTTGGTGATTTTGGAACACCCTCGGCTCTGCTGGCCAAATTGAGCGAACAGGGCAACATGATCAATGGTACCTTGCCTGCTGTACAGGCCGCGCTCCTGGCCCATAGCTTGACCAATCAAAACATACAGGATCTCGTGAATCAAAATATAGCAAGCCTGTTCAACCCCACGGGGTTGACCCAGACCGAATTCGATCGCTTGCAGAAACAGGCCTATCCGGCACTGTGTGACGTGACCGGAGCCGACTTACAGGAGGTCTTGGACATACTGGAAGTGACCACGGCCAATTTAGCAGCCATGTGTGATCTCCTGAATCCGGTCAAGATATTTCCCAACAGCTATGCCAGCCTTACGCTGCCCACACCCTCGGGCGACATCTTGATTTTCAACCCCGATGGATCGGTCAACAGTGCGGTCACGCCCATACTCAACAGCGGTACTCTAGTACCTGTGGGTTGTGATCAACTGGCCAAGATATTGCCGCCAGCCTCGGCCGCGGCCAATCGCGCCATACAGGTAGCGTTTGGACAGGTGAAAAATCTTACATCGGTGGCCTTGCCAAGGGTAGCGGCCATACTATGACCACGCGACTGGAAACCTTGCAAGGGCTGGACCAGGTGGCCAATGTGACCACCCCTATTCCCACCGCAGTGAGCTCGTTTTACACCACTACCATGGCTCAGGGCACCGGACCTAACGGCACCTTCCTCATAACAGATCTATTGCCTGGTGCATCTGGTGTACGTGAAAATGCTGCGATCACTGGGGCACTTGCTTTGATCTCTAGCACAGCCACAACCAATCTTGACACACTGTATGGTCAAATGGTACAGGTTATCGACAGCAGCTATGGGGTACCGCCCACTATCGTGATTCCCACAGGACCAGCGGCCAATACCTATGTCAGCTACGATGATGCCATAGCCAACCTCATCGTGGCTGCCGATGCCGAGATGGGCAATATCCGGGCCAATAGCGAGGTCACTACATTGGTGACCACCAGCAACAATGACTGGACTGCCATGAGTCTGGCCTGGAGTCGTGCACCTGCGGCACAGAGCAATGCCAGTATCAGTCTAGCTGGATTGACCACTTCAGCACAGTTACCAGTCACGGCCTTTATCGCAGGACTAGAACAACAGGGATTAGATACCCAAGTGGGCATGAGTGCCCAGTATCTCCAGAGCGTGGCCAATGTGAATAATCAGTATGGTCAGGCCCTGGTGGGTGCGTTACGACAGAGTCGCAATGATGCGGCCATGAACACAGCGGGCATAGGACATGACAACGCAGTACCCGATCAACCCACCACCCCGCCCCCACAGGCCGATCTAGGCAACGCCAACTACTCGGTCAGCGAAGCCCGCGTCTACGTCACTGATAATTTATCCAGCTAAATCAATGACTTAGCTGGGGTTGACCAAAATGTCAATGCTGCCTATAATATGCGAATATTACTGGAGATTGTCATGCTGGAAAAACAAATCGAACGTGAACGCGCTCCCTGGGCCTGGGTTGCTGCCCGGGATGCAAGACAACGTAGCCTGGCAGCCCAGACCCATTACACCCCGGAACAGCAGGCTCGTGCCGAACGC